AGTCTACACATTTATGCATGATTGAGGCCGCAACATCAATGGAATCCAGCACTTACGCGCGCGATGCTTGCACGGCATATGCGGAATCGATCGTTTCAGGCGAGAAGCCGAGCGGCAAATGGATCTACGCGGCGGCGAAACGGTATCTATCAGATTTGCAGCGTACCGATCTTGAGATGGATTGGGATGAGGTCGGCCGTATCGATGAGTTTTTTGCCCGGCTACCGCTGATCGGGGCGCACAGTTCCAACAAGTTCCGTCTATCGCCATGGCAACTTTGGGCGCTGTCGAATATTTGGGGTTGGCGTTGGCTCGACGGGCGGCGGCGTATCAGTACTGCCATGCTGCAAGTCGCGCGCGGCAACGGAAAAACCACATTGATGGCGGGACTTGCGCTCTATGACCTTTGCAGCGGAAACGGTCGGCGCGTGCACTGCATCGCAAACCGAAGGGAGCAAGCCGAGATCCTGTTGGATACGGCGCGGGTGATGGCCCCTCACGCCGCTGGCGATATCAAGTGTCTGCAATACACCATTGCGCGGGAGGAATCGGATAGTTGGTTCTCCACGCTTCCCGCAAAGAAAACCAGTCTCGACGGCCTGACCCCTTCCCTTTGGATTGCGGATGAGGCCGCTGAGTACCGTGACAATTTCCTAGAGAAGCTGGAATCATCGCTACCCAAGCGGCTTGACTCGCTGGGGATCATCATTTCCACCCCGAGCGACAATCCTGAGAATGTGTACGGTGAGCGCATCCAGCGCGGCGAAGCCGTGCTACGCGAGGAGGAATCCGACGATTCATCGGTGTACATGCTCTATGGCATAGACGAGACCGACGATGTAGCGGATGAGGAATGCTGGCAGAAGGCGAATCCCGGCCTCGAATACGGGCAACCTGATATCCGAGCCATCCGGGATGCTTGGAAGCGATCAAAGGCAACCGCGGTCGGGCGCGCTTCGTTCACCCGCTATCACTGTTGCCGGGCGACAGCCGAGGGCGGTGGGTGGTTGGATATGGAATTCCTCCCGAAGCCGTGCGCGATCGAATGGGAAACCATGAAACATCGCGCGGCGTGGGCGGCGTTGGACCTATCAAAATCGCTCGACCTTACGGCGTTTGTGATATGCATTCCCCTTGACGATGGCCGCGTGGCCATACGTGGAAAATACTGGTGGCCGTCCGAGGGAATCGCGAAGCGGGAAATGACCTACAGGCTACCGATCAGGAATTGGGCGGCGAAGGGCCATGTTTGCCTCGCACCTGGTAGCAGTGTTCGGTACGAAGATGTCCGCGCCGAACTCAAGGCCGCGGCCCAGCAATTCAACCTACAGAAGATCGCGTTTGACCCATGGGGGTCGAAGTATTTCGCCGAGCAATGTCTAAACGACAAGCTACCGCTTGCGGAATACCGCCAAACGATCGCGAATGTCGGCCCGGGTTGCCAGTTGTGGCAATCCTTTTGGGTAGAGAGAAAACTGATATTTCCCGACGATCCGGTATTGGCCACGGCTTGCCGACAAGCAATCGCGGTGCGCGACCACAATGGAAACATTCGACTCGACAAGCGCCGGAAAGCGGCGATCATCGATCCCCTTGCATCCGCTGTGATGGCCCTTCACGCGTGGGGAGGGGAAACCCGTAGCGCATACGAAGACATGGTTTAGCGACTGTCGGAACGATTGCTATACGCAAACATTCCCGCAGTGATCCGAGACACCCTACGCCGCTGGTTCTTTGGAGCGCCGCAGACCACCTTCATCGGTGGTGGCGGTCGGTTGCCGTATGTGACCGCATCCAGCGCGCTTCAGTATTCCCCGGTTTACCGCGCGGTTACGCTGATCGCCACGGATGTCGCGCGCCTTGAGCTTGAGATTTCATCGCCCGAGGCGAATCAATTGATGCGCAATCCATCGCCGTACATGACGGCGTTTGATTTCCGGCGCGCCATGACGATGAATGTGCTGCTATTCGGCAACGCGTTCGCGATCATCAATCGAACTGGTATGGGCGAGATGGCCGAGCTCATCATGCTCGACCCGATCGGGGTTTCGCTCGACATCCGCGATGGCGTTCCGATGTACCGAACGAATGGCTACGGAATGGTCCCCGCCGATTCGATGTTCCATTTGCGAGCGCCATCGCCAAATGGTCTTTGGGGCGATTCTCCGGTAGAGATTTGCCGAGGCTCTATCCAGTTGATCGCGGCTCAAGAGGGGATGGCGGCAAGTGCCTACGCGAATGGTGGAAACCCGAAGATCGCGATCGTGCATCCAGGCCGCATCTCTCCCGAGGCCATGCAGAAGATCGAATCCGACTACCAAAAGTACCATGCTGGCGCGGAGAACAGCGGTAGGCCGTTCGTTGCCATCGAAGGCGTGAAGATTGAACGCCTTAGCAGCACCCTTGACGATACGGGATTAGCCGCCGCGCGAAACTACAGCGTTGAGGATGTTTCGCGCATCTTCGGAGTTCCCGCACACATGCTCGGACAGGCCACGGGAGGAAACGCGTATGGTTCCCTCGAATGGCTTGGACGCGTGTATACGGATTCATGCCTATCCGGTTGGCTGGCATGCTGGTCGGCCGAGATCGTCGCGAAGCTTGCACTTCCCGGCGCAACCGCGGTATTCGATACCGACGAACTCGCAAAGCCGAGCATGGCTGAATTGTTCGCCGCGCTCCGCACCGGAGTGGAATCGGGAGTAATCACGCGCAACGAAGCGCGTGAGGAACTCGACCTATCCCCGCTTCCCGGTTTGGATGAACCAATCGTCGCGAAGAACATGGGCCTTGGCGGTGGATCCACCAACATCGGTAGCGACACCAGCGCGAACACGGGGACCCCGAATGATTTCTAGGCGTTCAGTGCAGACCGTTCGGAACTCCGTCGACGGCAACACTCTTGCCGGGATTGCGATCACCTACAACAACGATTCGCGCACGATCAATGAGCGCGGGTTGAGGTTTACCGAGCGCATCGCGCCGGGTGCATTCGATTCCGCGCTGTCCGGCGCGGATGTGAAGTTGTACTACAACCACGACGTGTCCATGCCGCTGGCTCGGACGATCAGTAAAACGCTTACGCTTTCGAGCACCGCACAGGGAATCGCGTTTAGCGCGGATATTCCCGATACCACGCTCGGCCGCGACATCAAAACACTTTTGCAGCGCGGGGACCTCACTGGCGAAATGTCCTTCGGGTTCATCGTGCGCGACGATTCATGGAACAAGGAACGGACCGAGCGGATTGTACGCAAGGCCGATTTGCTCGAAATTTCGCTGGTACAGGATCCGGCGTATCCGAACACACATAGCGCGCTTCGATCGTTTGAAGCCGCGCGCAACGCGCGCACGATCACGCTGCGCGGAAGGATGATTGCAAATGGCTGAGTTGAAGGCGATGATGGAAGAGCGTAAGCAGCTCCTGAAGGACATGCAGGAGCTCCACACGCGCGACGAGTTCGGTGCAACCGAGCGCGAACAGTGGGAGCGGATGGACGCGAGGTATGTCGAACTCGACAAGTCCATTGAGGCCGAGGCGCGCGCACTGAAGACCGCAGACCGTGCAAAGGCACTTTCGGAGCGCATGTACACCGCGCGCCCCGATGCCAGCTCCAGCGCTACGCGTTCCGATCGCGACATGTTCGCGCGCGCACTCATCACTGGCGATATGTCGGAATACCGTGCGACGATCGTCAACACCCACACGGGCGTTTCCAACGCACCCGTGCCGACCGACATGCAACGGCGAATTGTTGAACTCGCGAACAAGCAACTGGTTCTCCGCAACCTCGCTACCGTCTATCAGGTTGCAAGCGACCAGCAGATCACGATCGATGCCAGCACTCCGACCGGATACCTGGTTGACGAGTACAACACCACGACCGACAACTATGCCGCACCAACCCACACGGCAACCGATGTCGCGCTTACCTTCAGCCGACTCACGATCAAGGATTATGCGTATGTCTGCCGGGTTCCGGTGACGAAGTTCGCCTACGCCGACTACATCGGCGGCGGCGATTACCTTGCGCGGAAGGTCAGTGAGGGCGTTTACCTTGCCGAGGAAGATAAGTTCTTCAACGGCGATGGATCCGCATCGGCCACTGGCAATCCCGGACAGCCAAAGGGTCTTGTCACTGCGATCACTGGTGTTGCCGCTCAGAAGTTCACCGCGACCGCGGGAAGCAGTGGGGACGGCCTCACCACCATTGCGGCTACCGATGTGATCGGCGCGTCCCACAAGATCCTTCCGCGATACCGCAGGAATCTCAATTGGGTGATTTCGGATGCGGCGGCGCTGCACCTTCGAACGCTCAAGGATTCCAACGGTCGATTCCTGTGGCAGGTTTCCGACAATGTGACCGAAGGACTTACGAACGGGATGGCGGGTGCGCTTTACGGCGTTCCCGTGCAGATTTCCGAGTTCATGCCGACCGCAACTGCCGCTGGAACCTGTCACATGGTTTGCGGAAACTTCGCGTATTGCGAGATCTTCGACCGCGGACCGCTGGAATTCGAGGTCGACCGTTCGACCGACCTGAAGAAACTGAGTATCAACCTTCAGGCGTGGAAGCGATCGGACATCGCGTTCACGAACACCGCGGCCTTTGCCGCGCTGGTGCTCAAGTAACTCCGCTCTTCCCACCATGCGCGCGAAAGCGCGGATGGTGGATTCATGGCTGTACCACTCAGCACAATAAAGAACGCGCTGAAGATCGACTATTCGGACGACGACGCGGATTTGCTCCGCTATCGCCTTGCGGCCATCGAAGTGGTCGAACGGCGAACCGGGCAAAGCCTCACTGTCAAGCCGAATGTCCAGTACCTCAGCACCTTCACGGATGCGCTATTGCCAGCGGTTCCGTTCGTCGCGATTTCATCGGTTAACTACACCGATGCGGATGGAAACTCGCAGACCCTTCCATCCACCGAATACGCGATTGATCGAAGTTGCGGCCCCCTCCCGATCATCCGGTTCAGTAGTGCCCCGGTGACGAAGTGGGGGACAACCATCGATATCGCGTACACCGCTGGATACGATGGCGCACCCGAGGCGCTGGTGCATTGCATTATCGCTCTAGTCGGCGGGTGGTACAACAATCCCGAGGCATTCCAACCGATCGGTTTGAACCCTGTGCCGATGTCGGTTGAGTTCGTGCTATCAATGTATGACGCGAGGCAGTTCATCCGATGATTTCGGGTGGAACCACGCGCACGAAGTTCACCAGGCTTGCAGCTCCGGCCAGCACGGACGCGATCGGTCTTCGTACGGCCAATTTCACCGCGGCGGGGGTATTTTGGGGTGGGTTCCGAACCGATTCGGTTTCCGAGCAACAGTACGCCGATGGGGTTGCGGTTCGGCGTTTCTGCGAAATCCGCGCGCGGTGGCTATCGATCCAGCAAATCGGCCTAACGGAACTCGACAGGCTTTCAGTCGGCGCGCGGACGCTGCGAATCACCGCTATTAGGAATCTTGACGAAGCCGACCGGGTGGCGATCATCTCGGCCGAGGAGGTTTCGTAATGGCCGCAGTATCGATAGAGCAAACGGTACGGACGATGTTGACAAACAACATCGCAAACGCATCGATTGCGGATGCATCGATTACGCATGGATACAGGTTGCAGAGTTCGCAGCTTCCCGCGCTCACCTTCACGGTTGAGAATCAATCGTCGGCGACTATCGGTATCCAGCGTATTTCAACGCTAACGATGAATATCGTCGCGGACACCAGCGTTGCGGCGCTGGATCTTGAACCTGTGGTCCGCGCGGCGCTCACGCCGGGTAGTTACGGACGGACGGTTCTCGCAATCGTGAACATCTCATCATCGCTCAGCGAACCCGCGGTCGGCGTGGGTGACGAGCAGGAACCCGCACAACTCAGCGT